ATGGCCGCCGTGAATGCCGTGATCGGCATCGGCTCCATTGCCAGGGACCCGGCCAGGCCGTTGCAGACGCTCGTGTTGCCCGGCGTGCTGCCGCCGCCTCCCGGTGATCGCTGGACCCTCGAAGAGCGCAACCTGCTGCTCTACGATGGATCGTCCACATACTTCGTGGACGCCGGCGGCCAGGTCTGCATCGAGCGCCAGATCACGACCTACCAGACCAACGCCTACGGCGTGGACGATCCGAGCTATCTGGACGTCACCACACCATACACCCTCGGTTACATCCGCTATGCGACCAAGGCCCGTATCACGCAGAAGTTCGGCCGACACAAACTGGCCGACGACGGGACGAAGTTCGGGCCGGGCCAGGCCATCGTCACGCCGTCCATCATCCGCGCCGAGTTGCTGGCCCTGTTCCGCGAACTGGAGGAGATGGGCCTGGTCGAAAACTTCGAGCAGTACGCCGAGGAACTCGTGGTCGAGCGCGACGCGACCGACCGCAACCGACTCAACGTGCTGGGCAACCCGGACCTGGTGAACCAGTTCACCCTGTTCGCCAAGCAGATCCAGTTCATCCTCTAACGCGAGCGAGGCAAGAGAAATGGCACAAGTAACCGGAAAAGCGCTGATCCGCGTGGACGGCCAGGAGCTGCGCACGCTGCCCGGCGCCACGCTCGACACCGGCGGCGTCACGCGCACGGCCGTGACGGGCGGCGGTAAGGTCCACGGCTACCGGGAGGAGGACAAGGCCCCGGAACTGGATTGTCAGATCGCGCGCACCAAGGACCTCGACGTGAAGTGGCTGGGGAACCTGACCAACGCCACGGTCATGTTCGAGGAGGACATCGGCGTGAAGCATCTCCTGCGCGAGGCGTTCGTCACCGAGACTCCCGTGATCAACAGCCAGGAAGGCTCGGTGGCTCTCAAGATGAGCGCCATCAGCTGCGACAAGGTGTAGCTGATGGCCAGCGTAAAAATCGCATTGAAGCACGGTTTGAAGGTCGGGACGGATGTGCTCCTGGATATCGAGCTGCGTGAGCCCACGGCTGGCGACATCGTCGAAGCCCAGGAGGAGAGCGAGAAGCTTGTGCTTCTGCCCGGCTCCGACGGCCCCAAACCCCAGCTGGTGCTCAGCCCCACGCTGGTGGGCGTCAACGTGCTGCGTCGGCAGATCGTGCGCATCGGCAACGTCCAGGGCCCCATCGACTTGGGCATGATGAAGAAGCTGCACCCCGAGGATCTGGGCCTGCTCAACCGCAAGGCCGACGAGCTGGAGCAGGCCATGCTGGCCGAGATCACGCCCAGGCGGGCCGGCCAGGAGGCCGCCGAGCGGGGGCGAGATGATGGGGTGGGCGGCCGTGGCTGAGCGGCTCACCCTGGGCCTGGCCGCGCGGACGGGCTGGAGCCGTGGCGATATCGAGGCCCTGAGCCTCCGTAGGCTGTTGCGCTACCTGGGGCACCTCCAACCACGGAAAAGTTGAATGGGCAACCTACGCACATCCATCATCCTCGATCTGGTCGGCAACCTGGAGTCCAGGACGGCCCGCTATGCGGGCTCCCTGGATTCCATGGCCAGCCGGGGCCAGCGCAGCATGAACATGCTGAGCAGATCGGTCACGTCTGTCGGCAAGATGCTGGACGGACTGGGCAACAAGTACACCGCCACGATTGCAGGGGCTGGCGTGGCCTACAAGTCTACCCGGGCCGTGATGGATTCGGCGGCCTTGGACAAGCAGCTTGCGCGCATCACCCGGACCGCCGGGGCCACCAAGGAGGCCGCCGCCGTCCTGCGCAAGGAGTTGCATGCCATGTCGCAGGCCACGGGCCAGTCAGTGGGCGATCTGCTGATGGGATTCAACAGCCTGGTCCAGTCCGGCCTGAAGTGGGATGAGGCGTCTGCCTCGATACAGGCCATCAACCATGCGATGGCGGTGACCGGCGCTCGGGCCGACGTGCTGGCCGCAGGCATGACCGTGGCTGCGGAGGCATTTGGATTCGACTTGTCCGATCTGAAAACAGCCACCATGGTGCTGGACCAAATGACCAAGGCCGGAGACCAGGGCAACGCCGAACTGGAGGATCTATCCGGCATTTTTGCCCGTGTTGGCGTCAATGCCAAGCTTGCCGGCCTCTCATTCGCCGACACGCTGGGCCTCATCGAACGGATGTCCATCATTGAGATGAATCCGCAACGACTGGGTACGTTGATCGACTCCACCCTCCGGCTGTTCACGAACCAAAAATACCTGCAAAACGCCGCGAAGGTTACGGGCGTGAGTTTCTACGACGCGGCTGGCGAACGTCGGGCGGCCTTCGACGTGCTCGACGACATCGCAGCCAGGTACAAGACGCTGGCTACTGACCAGCAGCGGGACCGGGCTATTGACACCGCATTCGGGGAGACCGACCAGGACACCAAGAAGGGCCTGATGACGCTGTTGGGTGGCCAGGCGTTAGCCGAAGCGCGTGCCATGGCCAAGGAGATTGAGCACGCCTCGGGTACGGTCGCCGAAGGGCTTTCCGATGCCATCGCCAACTCGGTTGACCAGGTGGGGCGGCTCAAGGCCGCGTTGCGCGAGGCGGCCGACGAGTTTTCTCGGCCCATCAACGATACCATCGGGGATGCCATCAAGTACCTGCTCGACGAGCGCAAGCTCGGCGGCAAGGAGCTGCTGGGCGGCGGCATCGCGGCCGCCGCGCTGGGCTTCGGCGCCATCAAGGGCGGCGGAAAGCTGCTCCAGAAGGTCGGCGGCCTGGGCGGCGGTGTGGCCGCCGGCAAGGCCCTGGAGCAGTTTGCCGGCGTGACGCCGGTTTATGTGGTGAATATGCCCGGCTCGTTTGGCAGCGGTCTGCCCACCGGCGGCGCGGCTGGAGCCGGTGCGGCCGGAGTCGGCGCGGCCCTCGCCCGCCGTGGAGCGCGCTGGGGCCGTTGGTTGGGTCGGGCAGGCGGCGCCCTGAGCCTGGTGGCCGGCGGCATCGGTCTGGCCTCGACCATCAGGGACGATACCCTGACTACGGCCCAGAAGATCGAGCAGGGCGCGGGCCATGTGGGCGGCGCTGCCGGCGGCCTGGCCGGGGTCAAGCTCGGAGCCGCCGCCGGAACGGTCATCGCGCCCGGCATTGGCACGGCCGTGGGCGCGGGCCTGGGCGGGCTGCTTGGCTATCTCGCCGGCCAGTACGGCGCCGAGAAGCTGGCCGGGGCACTGACCCCGGAAGCCATCGGCCAGGAGGTCGCCAAGGCCCTGCGCGATTCGCAGGGAGACCAAGATGGCCGGCTCGTGCTGGAAATCCAAGGGGCGCCGGTTGCGGTCAGGTCCGCCACGGGTCGCGGCCGGGAGCTCGACATCGAGACCGGCCTGATCATGGGGGCGTACTGACATGGCCTGGCGCGACGATCTGCGGCCGGGCAGCTTCCGGGGTGTGCCCTTCCTGATTGAGGGCCACGAAGCGCCCTTCGGCCGGCGCTTGGCCGTGCATGAGTATCCCCTGCGCGAGCAGCCCAGCGTCCAGGACCTGGGCGGCAAGGCCCGGCGTTACTCGCTTGAGTTGTTCGTGCTCGGGCCGGATTACTTCGGGGCCCGCGACCGCCTGATCGCCGCTCTGGGGCAACCCGGCGCCGGCACGCTGGTGCATCCCTACCTGGGCACCATACGCGTGCACGTAGAGGAGGCCGGCCTGCGCGAGTCCTCGCGCAAGGGTGGCCTGGCCAGGTTCCGTGTCACCTTCGTCGAGGCCGGCGACGTGCCGCGCCCGGACATCACCCCGGACACGGCCGCGACTGTGCAGGCCCGTGCTGATGCCGCTTCGGCTGTCGTGGCGAGAGACTTTGAGCAACACTTCTCCGTGGACGGCCAGCCCGAGTGGGTGCGCGATGACGCGCGCTCCTGGATCGGCAAGGCCGTGGATGCCCTGCGCGACGTCATCGATGCCATCCCCGACGTCTCCGGGCCTCTGGGCCAGCTTCAGTCCGACCTGACTCAGTTGCAGCGCAGCCTTGTGACCCTGTCCACCATTCCTGGCGCCCTGGCTGCGCAGCTCATTGGCACCATTCAGG